AATAATTAAGACCATACCTATTGAAACTTTTGTCAGCAATGATAATGTTTTTAACTTTCATACCTATCTATGTGTAGTAGAAGACGAGTTTGTGCCCATTCTTAGCAATGAGCATAACGGATGGGCTTGGGCTACTATTGATCACGCACCAAAACCTTTACACCAAGGTCTTAGGAATAGTTTTAGCAATAGAACTGTACGTACTAAATTACAAACAATCTTTGACCTAGTTGGTCTAATCTAATATGTTTAACTGGTTTAAGAAAACAAAAAGTTGGGTACGATTCTATTCTATGGATCAAAATGTATCTATCATGTACCCTGTAGTTGACAATCGACTAACCGATCGAGATTGGAACAACGTAGGTGATATCTCAAGAAATAGACCTGAACAAGGCAAACAGACTGTTTTAAATTGCCCGGCGATTAAACAAATTACCAGTGTCGGCTATGTACTGCGAGCGCCTGCTGATTTTATAATCAAGACAGGACCGAGTATTCAACATTTATCGTGGGAAACTCCATTTGTGTTTAAAAGACACAGCGACAAATATACATTTAGTGGTAGTGAATACTATATTAGTTGGCATAGTCCATCACAAACCGAACCATTGATTCCAAAAGAAATTTCCAACACAGACAAACCGTATTTGCATTCGGCAGTGAAAGTTGAGACTCCTTGGCGAGTCAAAGCCAGTGACGATATTGTATTGTTGCAGTTACCTGTGACTTATAATAATGAAGCTAGGTTTACTGCTGCCATAGGTGTGTTAGATCCAAAATACATGCATTCTGTTAGTGTACAACTGTTTTGGCATGTGCTTGAAGGTGAAACATTGGTCAAAGCAGGCACTCCACTAGTACAGTATGTTCCGGTACAAAGAAGTTTATTTCAAAAAAATTCAGTAGACTTTATTGTTGATACTGCTACAGATGTAGAAAAAGAAATTGAAGAAGCCTATGCGTTTGCCAATCACAGTCGCTTCCCTAAAACAGATTCTGCTGGTAATAAAGTAAGAGTAATTACTCAGCTGTTTGAATACTTTAGAAAAAAATATCCCAAGTCTAAAATTTAAATTACAAGTTTAGTTAGAGGATGCTTGTTGATAGTTCCTCGTAGAAATGTATTAAAGCTCAAAGTGATACGCGGAGAATCTCCTTGATATTCTTCTACCAAGTGTTCAACAGAACTGGGGAAAATCAACATTTCGCCAGGCGCTAAGTTTATTCCCCAACGTTTAGAATTATACAAATTTGACTCGATGATATCGTACTCCAGTGTATCAAACGAGCTGGTTATAAACACTGTTGCGCCTCCTTGATTGTCAGTAGCTAGCGAAACAATACCACTTAAGATAGAATTTGGATGCCAGTGTCTATGATGACTTTGCCCTTTTTCTGTTTTGTTAACCCATGACTCGGTGATATAAATTTCACATTCTGGAGCCGCATTTATAATTCCGTAAAAGTAGGACTGTACTTTTTCCATAATTGCTTGTTTAATTTGAGCAAATTCGTTTGTGTCTAATACCTGCTGACTACTACTGATACTGTTGTTATAATTTTCAAGCCATTCAATATTAGACATGTCTAAATTTAAATCAATTGTAGTTTTAAACATCGGTTTGGCAAACAAAGGGATCAGCTGTTCATTAATCATTAAAGGGCACCTGTAAGTATGATATATATAGTACTTCACACCTGGTTAACAAACAATTTATGAAATTAGAAAAAGATATTGGCATTTGGGAAGGGCTTATTGGGGCAGAAGACTGCCGGGCCCTGATTGATTATTTTCACAAAATCAAAGAATCTAAACTAAGCTACACACGATTGGACCTTAGGGAAGCACCTAGTCACAAAAAGAATGACGAGGCAGTATTCGTCTTAGATCCAGAAACTATGCGGGTCATGCCTAATGAAAAACTAGTAGTTCCGTTTATGCAAAAATTTTGGAACTGCTACCGACAGTACATGGAACACTACAGTGTGCTTCTTGAAACAGGAGATCACCAAGTTAGAGCAATGAAGGTTCAAAAAACCCTGCCTGGCCAAGGATACCACATGTGGCATTTTGAATCAGACAGCGCAGATCGCAGTGCTAGGATATGTTCTTGGGCTGTGTTTTTAAATGATGTTGAACAAGGTGGCGAAACAGAATTCTTGTATCAGAGCACTAGAGTGCCTGCAACACAGGGCACACTAATGATTTGGCCAGCAGGTTTCCCTCATACACATCGCGGAAATCCTCCGCTAAGTGGAGAAAAATTTATCTTAACAGGCTGGATTGAATTTTAATGGAAGTTTTAAATTTGTTTCCTGTTGAATTTTTTGTTTTTAAAAACAATGAAATTGATAACACTAAACTCATTGCAGAGCTTGAAGCGTTGGATGGCATTGAAATTAAACAATCAACAACTATGAGTCTTCTTGTTGATCTAAGAAAAAATGAAAAATTTAAAGAACTGTTCTCTTGGTTTGATCAGTGTCTTGAAGAAATTAGACAGACTATGAAATACGATTGCGATCGATTTGAAATTACCAACAGTTGGGTAAATGTAGCCTTGCCTAAATATAACATGCATCAAAATTATCACAAGCACTCTATGAGTTTTTACAGTGCTGTCTATTACTTTACAGAAGGCTCTGCTACTGAGTTTGAAGATGCAGTAGTTGATCGATCAAGGGCGCAACTAGAAGTATTACGTCACGACTATCAGCCGTGGGAAACTGTAGTACCAGAGCCAGGCAAACTAATTATTTTCCCCAGCTATGTTTATCATCGAAGCCATGCTCACATGGGCAATGAGTCCCGTTATATTTTAAGTTTTAATACGCTACCAGCTGGCAAAGTAAACTATCAGTTAGCCACTGATTCAAAAGTACATATTAAGGTTGAGTAATGATTAAAAAACTTATAGTCTTAGGTGGCGGCAATGCAGGACTAATGTCGGCATTATATCTTAAAAAATCTATTCCAGATTTAGAAGTAGCACTGATAAAATCTAAAAAGATAGGCACTATTGGTGTTGGTGAAGGTTCGACTGAACATTGGACTATGTTTGCTACCGCAGTAGGTATTAACATCATAGACCTTATCAATCACTGCGGCGCCACTATTAAAATTGGTGTTAAATTTGAAGACTGGCACGGTGACGGTACTAGTTACTTTCATAGCTTACCAGCACATCTTGTGTCGTTAGATTCATATACTGGTGCCGCAACTACCATGATGCGCCTAATAGGTGACGGTGTTAGTACCGAAGGACTACACTGGCAGTTACCTATGGACGGCTATGTCCGTGAACCCCTTACTGACTATTTTCAATTCCATTTTGACAGTGAAAAATTAAACAGTTTCTTAGAAAAGAAATGTGTGTCGTTGGGCATAACAGTAACTGAAGCAGAAGTAGTTGGGCCTATACTAGACGATCAGGGATTTGTTTCTCAAGTTATTGATGATCAAGGACAGTCTTATTCTGCAGACTTTTTTATAGACAGTAGCGGATTTAATCGAGTGATTGCTTCTAAGTTAGGAGCAGAATGGGTCAACTGGTCAAAGTATCTACCACTAAACAGTGCTGTGGCATTCCAGACTGCATATGAAGAGAAGATTCCGCCATATACTTTAGCCAAATCAATGTCTAGTGGTTGGCACTGGCGCAGTCCAGTTCAAGATCGTTTTGGTAACGGCTATGTGTTCAGTGATCAATTTATCAGTGAAGATCAAGCCATAGGCGAAATACAAAAACATTTTAAAGATACAATAAAAGTTGGACGTAAGATTAATTTTGTGTCAGGCAAAGTTAATCAGGCATGGATTAAAAATTGTGTATCTATTGGTCTTAGCAGTAACTTTGTAGAACCTCTAGAAGCCAGTAGTATTTCAACTACTATACAGCAACTTCGATTGCTATCAGCTTCTATTTGGAACTGGGGTCGAGATGACACCAGTACTATTAAAAAGTATAACAGCGTAGTTGACGATATGATGTCAAATGTTTTAGACTTTATTCAATTGCATTATTTTACTCAGAGAACTGATACAGAGTTTTGGCGGTGGTGTAAAAATGAAATTACTGTTACAGATTTTAATAAAGAAAACATAGAAGTGTTTAAAAAGAATTTCGTTAATCAAACAGTCTTGCCAGAAGATGGTACCATGTGTAACTTTAGAATCTACGACTGCTTAAACTGGATTCAGGTCATGCACGGATTGCGTATGTTTGATCAATCTAGCATAAAGAAATTATACGAAACTCGATACGGCCAATACAGAACTGCAGATATAGAATACTTGTCTACCTTAGAGCACAAGCCGACAAATGGTTGGATACCTTGTCGACAAGCGGTTAACATGGTCAAACAATTATCAACTACTAACATGGAATATAAATTATGATTAACTCGCTATGCATAGTTGGCGGCGGCACTAGCGGCCTAATCACAGCTTTGATGATGAAAAAAGGTTGGCCGAACTTAAAAATTACAATGATTGAATCTAGCCAGATTGGTATCATTGGGGTAGGTGAAGGGTCTACTGAACACTGGAAAAAATTTATCAATCACATAGGTGTAGGAGTTCCCGAATTAGTTAGAGAAACCGGTGCTACATTTAAAGTTGGTATTAAATTTACCAACTGGCACGGTGACGGAACTCACTATTTTCACAGCCTAAGTGAACAGTATGGTGGAATGGCAACTGAAAACGGCTTACCATTTACTTGGATTAGAGCAGTTGGGGAAAACTGGGATCCGTTAGATACTGTGTGGAAACTAAGCCGAGACAGCAGGCATGTTGAACCATTACATGAAATTTTAAGCCAATATCATTTTGATACACATAAATTAAATGATTTCCTACATAGGCTGTGTAGAGAACGTGGGGTGGAAATCATTGATACTGAAATTAGTGATGTTACTCTAGATCAACAAGGCAATGTTGACAAATTAATTGATGCACAAGGTACAGAACATGCTTACGAGTTTTATGTAGACTGTAGCGGGTTTAAAAGAATTATTGGATCTAAACTAAATGCAAAATGGATTGATCGTACTAATCAGTTGCCAATGAATAGTGCTATTGCATTTCAAACAGGCTACACTGAAGACATTCCTAGTTACACTGAAGCAACTGCACTAAGCAGTGGCTGGTGTTGGAGGATTCCGACGCAGGAGCGATATGGTAACGGATATGTATTTTGTGATCAATTTATTGATGAAACTAAGGCCTACGACGAAGTTAGCGAGAACTACAAAAAATTAGATATTACTGACAATATTCAAGTAGGTAAAAAGATTAAATTTGGTGCAGGGCATGTTGAAGAATTCTGGATGAAGAATTGTGTTATGATAGGCCTTAGTGGAATATTTGTTGAGCCTCTAGAAGCTAGTAGCATAGGAACAACAATTCAACAGTGTTTCTTATTACTGCCGGCAATAGCATTTTGGGAGAAAGGTGACACTAAAACTGCCAAGGGCTATAATAGACATATGTCTACAATTAGTAATAATATAGTAGACTTTATACAACTACATTATTTTAGCCAGCGACAAGATTCAGAATTTTGGAAGTGGTGCCAACATAGTCTAGAGTGGACTGACTTTAACAAAGAAAATATAGAATATTTTAAAAAACACTTTGTAAATCCTCATTATTTTAATGCCCCATTGATCATGTTTAGTTACTTAAATTACAGTCAAGTTATGCACGGTCTTAGAATGTTTGATCCTAGTCGTATGAACATGCTGTATAACAATCACTTTTTAAATTATAAGTCAAGCATAGACAGGGTGCTGTTAATTAACGACCACGATAACATTGAATCGTTCAGTCATAGAGAATCACTTAACAGATTAAAAGAAAGATATGACACAATTGAAATTAAAATTTGATGCTGTAGTATTAGGCGGCGGCAGTGCTGGATGGCTTACTGCACTGTTCTTACAACGTAGTTGGCCATCTTTAAAAATAGCAGTAGTTGAAGATCCCAAACGTCCACCTATTATTGCAGGTGAAAGTGGTACTACTACTTTTGTTAGCCTCATGAGATATCTTAAAATAGATATTGATGACTTTATAAAAGAAGTAAATGCTACTCCTAAGTTAGGCGGTAAATTTACAGATTGGAACGGTGTAGGGACAGAATTTATTCATTGCCTCCAAACAGATCACGCACCGTGGCTGGACGGCTGGACTGATTTTGCTGATTCAGAATTAAGTAAACAAGATCTTAAATTAGGATCGCTAGTTAATATAATGACTGCGGAACGTCATAAAGACATATATCTAAGAACACTAATTGCTAACGAAATTCCATTAGCTGATGCGTTTTTAGCATCAATGTTTATTAAAGAAAATAAAGTTCCGTTTGGTTCAACTAGCGATATTCCGTGTATTCCGATGTGGCATTTTGAAAGTAGATCTGCGGCAGCATACTTTAAGAAGTTAGCATTATCAAGAGATATAACACATATTGAAGGTGAATACTTGTCAAGTGTGCAACAAAATGACGGTAATATTGAACACATTAAAATAAATTCAGATCGTGAAATGTATGCTAATTGGTTTTTTGATTGCTCTGGATTTGCTCGATTGTTACTAGGTAAAGTCCTAAACGAAGAGTTTATTGATTATACAAACTACTTTCCAGCTAGAGCAGTAGTAGCATGGTGGGATGACCCGTGTTATTGTCCAACTACAAATGCAACTGCAATGCAATACGGATGGTCGTGGAATATTAATTTGCGTCATCGATCTGGAAATGGTTACATCTACGATCCAGATCATATAAATTTAGATCAAGCCATTGGCGAAGCAGAAAAAAGATTTAATAAAAAAATAGAACCTATTGCTAATTTTCAGTTTACTCCGGGAATTATGAAACGTGCATGGTCAAAGAATGTTATAGGTGTCGGGCTTAGTACTGGATTTTTAGAACCGCTAGAAGCAAATGGAGTTGCAGTGATTATTGAAACACTGTATGCGTTACAAGATCATTGGAAGCCAACTTCAGAAAACAACATTAGATCAATAGAACACTTTAACAGTAGAGTGTTTGCAATAACTGAAGATATTCGAGACTTTTTAGCATTGCACTACAGAGGTCAGCGTCGAGATACTGAATTTTGGCGTAGTCATGCATTTGACAAGCACAGAACTCCTGAAACGTTATCTAAAATCTTAGATAGTTGGAGTAATTTCTTCAATAACAACGGTCCGGAACCGTTTGTACACGGATACAGTCCAACCGCATGGTTAATGGTTTTACAAGCATTAAAGGTATTTCCTACCAATTACCTATCAAACGTACATGCAAGAAACTTATCTACAGGAAAAGCTGTGCTAGATATTAATCAAAATAAATATAAAACTATTGTTAATCCATACTGGACAATAGAGCAGTGGATTGAAAAGACTGCATAAATACACTGATAGAGGAGATTTACATGGCTACATACAAAATGATCCTAAGAGACGCGGAGAATCCAAATACATCGGATCTACACGTTTTTGAAGTTCTTATCACCGCAGATAATAGGCAACAGGCTCAAGCACTCTGTGAACAGCAACACGGATATAAAAATATCGTTGCAGGCCCAATTAAAATTGAAGATTAATTATTGCGTAGGATATAGTGCTCTAGCTCGCCTATTCTACGCAACTCAGGACTAGCATATTCAAAGGGCAGTC